TGTGCTGTGCGACACCAACAACGCGAGTGCGAGGACACACTCCCAGTGCTGCATCAGCATTACTCGCTAATACAACCCCACTGCAAGTACCAGACCCAGAAGCCTTCATGGCTACTAGACCTGCTGCCAGTGCAATCCCCGCTTTGACATAAGTCCAAACTTGGGCTGGGGCATCTGCAGTAGCTTGGGACACCGAGAAGGTGCCTCCTACTGGAAACTGTGCCGTTGTTGTTACTGTTGTTACTTCTATACCAGAAACTACGCGCATATGAACCTCCTAGCTCAGTGCTGTGCCGGTTACGATACCGTTAGCACGACGCTGAACAGTATGTAGACCGAAATAAAGGATAAGCTCGTAGCGGTAAGCATCAAGATCAGGAATACGCATTGGCGCACCTTGATCGAAGAAGCCCTTTCCTTCCATAGATGCGTTTTGCCCGAGGGTAAACGCTTCAAAGGAAGATGAGTTGAGCATATAAATACAACCGTCCGCTGAAGTACCGGTTAGTTTAGTGAGATCGATTGAATCCTCGAGGTAGAAATCAGAATCGACAAACTTAATAGATTGACGACCGTAGTTCTTACCGTCTGTTGATTCAATTTGTCCAGTACGGACGTGCTCTTGCAAGCTGTCCATGTAGTTGAGGAAAGAAACCTCATCACCGAACATCATATCGACTGTACCGTCAGCAACACGACCTTCACGTTGACACTTGAAGTAAACTTCGCGCATCTTGCGAACGCCATCTACACTGAAACCAGTAGTAGTTGCGAATTGGTTTTGCCAGCCAGGAGTGCCCGCTGAGGACAAACCATTGACAAGCTTACCAGAGGTACCTGCAATAGGCTCAAGGATGCCGTCGCGTGCGACTCCATCGGGGCTGTACTGAGCGTTACCGTTTAAGGTAACGAAACCGCCAACGCCGTTTGCGCCATCACCAACTGCGAGTTGCTGTGAAAGCATCTCGTAGAAGTCATGAAGAGCACGCTCTGGGTATGTTTTGATTAGTTTAGCAAGGTCTTGCTTACCGTTTGCTTCTGCCATGTCCTTACGGGGCACGTCAAATGCATAGATCAAGCGAGGTGCAACTTCGTTACCGCGAACAGCAAGCTGCTTACGACCACCGTTGATGACCTCGTTACCCGTTTGAATGTGGGTAACTTGTCCTGGACCGCCTGTTACAACGGTGAACTCGCGGGAAGGACCCTCAAGTTTCTTTTTGCTGAGATTACCACCCGTCACGACTGCGTCGAGAAGCGGATGCCACTTTGTAAATGTCTCACTATACCCCGGAAGCAGGTCCGTTAGGGTAGAAGCAAGAACGTCTGGGCTTATAGCCATTGTTGTCTCCTAGTCTGGAAGGTTGAACCGCTTCTGGGCACGATTAAGCGCAACATCGCGCATAGTCTCCCAACTGCGTTGTTTTCCAAGTCCCTCAACAGAACTAGCACTCCGCGCACCCTGCACCCCTGCAACCTTAGCGGCTGCGGGACGTGGGGTAGGCTTCGAGCCAACACCTATTGAAGATTTGCCGCCTTCTACTTGACCTCGTGCGAGGTCCACTGCCAACTCATCGGGAGTTCCGCGTAACTTAAAGTTCACTGCTGCGGCTTTAAGTGCGGGGTTTTTGGCCAACTCTGCAGCGGCCTCGGGCTCCCAACCCTCTGTGAGAAGCGCAGACATAGTCTTGCCTAACTTCGGATTAGTAAATAAATCTGGATGGCGACGGCGGAAACGCTCTTCGTAGCGGTCCACGTCTGCCTTGATTGCTGCTTCTATTGACTCTTCGCGCTGTTGGGACTTAGTAGTAAGTTCGTTGTACTTAGTCTCCCACTCACTTGATGAGTTGGTTAGTTCCGCGACTCTAGGGTCATCCTCTTTAGACTCCCACAATGCTCGTAAATCAGAAAGTTCTGAGAGGTGGGCCTGCTTCGACTTGTCGTGGTGGCCCCAGAGCGCGGAGATAAACTCACGCGAATCCTCTGGGAACTCCTCGACCTTGCCGTTCCAATCCTTGAACTTAAAGTCCTCGGTACTGGGGTAAGAAAAGGAGGGTACTGGGGGAGACTTTGAAACCTCAGGGGCGGAGGATGCCTCTTGGGCAGCCTCTACCGGAGCCGAATCTACCGCTGGAGGCGCAGATACTTGCGCTGCCTCGCTGGGTGCCGACTCTACTGGTGCGCTCTCTATGTTGGACTCAGGGATATCACCCATTACTCACTCCTGCTTTGTGCCTATGACGGCAAGTTAGTGTTGTCAAATCAAAAGAACTTCTTAACCCCGGCCTCGCCGGAGTTAACTAGGGCCTCTCTCTTCATCTCGGCCTTCCTAGTCTCACTATAGTGATGCCTATCTCGGTAGCCCTGCTTCTGCAGTTTTTTAGTGACTTTGTCTTCCAGTTTTTCTTTCTGGTGCTGCCAAATTTTATCGTTGGGGCCGTATATTTGCTGGTCTGGATTAGCCTTCTTCCATTCCCGAAGTTGGCCTGGGTCTGTGAAAGACTTGCCTGCGTTGGGGATTTCTAGCGGACGGTCGCCCCTAGGGCCTACGAACATTACAGGCCGTATCAAAATACTAAGGTAACCCCCACAGTCGCACCCGACTTTCCCCGCTTGGAGTTCTTCGTACCCTTCAAACGAGCAGAAGTACTCATCAACCAAGCCACATATCGAACACTCCGTGTCATAGAGGGGCATCTAGACCTCCGGGATGTCATTAAGGGATGAATCAATATAGTGCCCCATCTCATCGAGATCTACGAGCCCAGACGCTACTGCTAGCCTGGATACCTCTCCGACAACGTGCCCCTTCACTTCGATAATTAATTTATCTTTCTGTGAGTGGCGGTATAGTACTGCCCCTGGAATGCTCACTAGGTAAATTACTGGAGTGTCTGTCTCCTCTATCTCAAATTCTTTTACACCCATTTTCCCCCCTAAATTGCTGGTGATGATCCGTCTAAGATAGGTAACCCTTCTGGGGCCTCCTGCAAAGGAGCTTCCGCGCCTGCAAGGCCGCCCGGAGGTGGACCTTCCTCAACGCCCGGCGGCGAGCCTAGGCCGGGGGCCCCTCCTGGAGCCATCGGCTGCGGTGGCGGTTGAGTAAATACTTCGGGAACTTCTAACAGTTCCAGCATCCTACGCGCCAACTTCGCCCCGTCAACGAACGGTGCAATAGCGGGGTTGCCTGTTAGTGGAGCCATCCACTGCTGCATCTGCTGGAGTTGAACAACTCGGTTGTTGTCCGCAGCGGAGTAAGGGACGGCATCATAGGCGTACATTTCAACGGACTCCATATGGTCCACTTCTTCCACTCCGACCATACCCATACCGTCTCTGTTGATCTCCTCATACGGAGCCAACTCGTCAACTCTAACCATGAGAAGGTCATCGTCGCTTAGGTTCTCTTCCCACAAGCGCATTGCACTGGTGGTCATCCAACTTAACGCGGAGTAGATTTTCTTTTGGCGGCGACCGTTACGAGTACGATTGGCTGCGTCAGCCAATGCTACTTCCGTTGCAACATCCGTATTACCCACGCCACCGCGTGAGTACTTAGATAAACCAAGAGTTTGTTCAATGGAAGACTCCAGTCTGTTAGTCACGTTTGCGAAGTCAGGGGAAAGTGAGGGAGTCCTCATCATGCCGATGATGTGCTCAATAGGAGCACTCTGTCTTCCCTCGATCTCAAGTAGGTCCCCTACGTTCAGTCGTTCATACGCAGACTTCACGTCAGCGGAGTTATCACAGAGGCCTTTGTTCAGCGTCATGACAGGGATAGAAGACTTCATGAACCAGAGGCGAAGACTTTCAACCTCGTTCAATTCCTCTAGCATTGGGGCGATGAGTTTAACATCGCTCATCCCTGCAACATCCTCTAGATTTGAGTTGAAGGTGAGTAAGCGGAAGGGATTCTTAAGGTGTCGGTACGGAAGTTCTTCCGAGTAGAAGGGTGTAGGCTGCCCATCTACGATCATGTGGAACCGGCCATCTCCTACGAAGTCGTAGAACTCATATACAACTACCCACTTAAAGACTTCTCGGGCCGTGTCAGACATATAGTTTCCAGCCTGAGTCTTGTCCGCGAGCCACTTAGGGTAAGCGTTGTAGTCAGTACGTTCTAGGATATCTTCTAGCTTGCGTATTTTTTCTAGAATCCGAGTCTCTTCCGAGGACTTGATATCAACAGAAACAGCGTCAACTTGTGGCATCTCTTCCATCAAGTCTTCTGCCATATCCTTTTCAATCTCGCCCTCTTTCATCTCGAGGTTCTGGAGTTCTCCAGCACACGCCTCCAGCTGCTCCTTTACAATAGACTCGAACTCTTCCTTGGTCTTGACTGTAACCTGAGCGACGTAACGAACATCATCCCACTTCTTGGCCTCTCTGTCGAACCATACGAACTTAGGATCTACGACTGAGAACTCGGGACGGTTATGTCGCTCTGACCAAAAGGCTTTGAAGAAGGACCGACCGCAGACTCCCGAGAGGGTCGCTGCCTCCCAGAGTTGCTCAACGATCTCAGTTCTGTCAAATAGATCATTGATAAGCATCTCTCTTCGTTTAGCTTGGTTTCGCAGGGACTCCTTCTTGGGTAGAATTGTAACTGCGGGGTTGGGGGG